GTATTCGGTTACAAATTTATTATTAACATTCAAATATGTACCTGACTTAAAATTAGGGGTGTCTTTTAAACCTGTAGGGTCTGGTACGAATACTTTATCTTCAATTAATGATTTAACTTCATACCATTTATTTGTTGCAGACGTAAATTCAGTACTAGTTGGGTTACCCGCATATGTTGTACCTTCTTTATGTATGATACTTGTAACTCCTAAAACATTTTGTTCAGGTAAATAAATTTTTAAGAATGGTTTTTGGTCCGCTTGATTAATAACTCTTCTAAAAATTTTAGTTGCGCCATTTACTACCGCCTCTCTTTTAGTAATTGTATATGAAATTAATTTATTGTTGGCGTCAAAATTTGGTATTTTTAATCTATTTGTTTCTCCCTTATTATTATATGGTAATGAGAAGTCAATATCTTCTATCGTTTCAAATACTTGTCCTCCACCCGAAACTTGTGCACCCGACTTTAAAATTCCTAAATAACGTAAATCTTCCTTATCACCACTTACAGGTACGTTTATTGAGAAATCACATAAAGCAACCGATGGTCTAACGCCCGGTAATCTTATACCATATGTTTTTGCAATGTGAAACAATGATTGTCTTTGTTGTGCGAAATCCAACATAGTTTCTTGCCAAACTCTATCAATATGAAAGTGTAAGTTATCCGCAACCGCAGCGTTGATGTCTAATAAAACAGAATATATTGACGCGTCGTTAAAGTTCTTAACCAAATCAGGATAATAATCCTTAGTAAGGTTAACTAATTCATTTCTTAACCCCGCAAAATCTCTTGTTGCGTATGATATTTTCTTACTCATATTATATGTTTATAATTACAAAATCGGATGATGAAAAGGCTCCGTTATTTACCGTATAATTTATTCTTACTTTAGCGGTGTATGGTTTAGTAGAATAATCAGAAACTCTGAATAATCTTTCATCTTCCATTTGACTTACCGTTACATCTTGGTCAGGATCCTCTTCAGCTGACACTATATCTATTGAATTTATCTCTAAGTTTGGTATGTACTTTTTAACCCCTTCTCTTATCTCTTCTTCAATTAATGAGAACGTAACCATATCATTTTGGTCAAAAATGTACTCATATATTCTTGTACCAAAATCAGGTAAAAAGTATCTACTACCCTTTTTAGTCAATAAAAGATGAATCAAATTTGCTCTGATTTCTCTTTCGGGAGTTTCAGTTAAACTAAGGTAGTCACCCTTTAAACTATCCCTAAATGGAAAATCTATACCATATGTTATCATACTCTATAAATATAAACTAATATAAAATGGTAATAAATAAAAAATCCCGACCGAAGTCGGGATTAATGTAGTGTCTTGATATTCACCCCCTGTATTCTCGAGACCTGGAAGCTCAAGGTACGCCTTGACGACAGTCATACTTTGAGGGAGCCTTCCATTATTTTTATGAACCACAACCCTCACATTCAAATGGTGAATCTGTTGGTCTTTCAGATGTCATCACCAATTCGGGTGTTTGTTCACTTATTAAGTTGTTATTTGTGGGTACCTCTACGTTATTAACTGAAGACGTCACCTCAACTGGTTTTGCGACCGATGTATCAACACCTAAACCTTTTAACGCATCAACCGCTGCTCTTGTTCTTAGATAATACATACCTGTTTTCAAACCTAATTTCCAACCAAACAAGTGAGCCGCCAATAATTTTGGTTTAGTTGCGTTGTCAATAAATAAATTTAATGACTGTGATTGGTCAATGAAAACACTTCTATTTGCCGCCATTTGTAAAATTCTCTTTTGAGACATTTCCCAAACAGTTTTATAAACCTCTTTTAATTGAGTTGGTATTTCAGGAATGTTTTGAACTGATCCGTTCTCCATAATTAACTTCTTCTTAATATCCTCATTCCACATTCCAAGATTTAATAAGTCACTAACTAAGTGTTTGTTAATCATAATAAACTCACCACTTAATGTACGACGAGAATATAAGTTAGTTGTAAATGGCTCAAATGCTTCGTTATTACCTAAAATTTGCGCTGTCGACGCTGTAGGCATTGGTGCAACCAATAATGAGTTTCTAACTCCGTAATCTTTAACTTCTTTTCTTAAAGATTCCCAATCCCAACGACCAGATAAATCAGAATCAGTTTTACCCCACATTTCAAATTGGAAGATTCCTTTTTCAATTGGTGAACCTGAAATTGATTCGTATGGTCCAACTTCTTTAGATAAATCTTTAGAAGATGTTAACGCCGCAAAATATATTGTTTCAAAAATATCAGTTTGTAATGTGTCAGCCTCATCTGACTCAAATGGTAAACCTAGCATACAGAATACATCAGCTAAACCTTGAATACCTAAACCAACCGGTCTATGTTTAAAGTTTGAACGTTTGGTTTCTTCAGTTGGATAGAAGTTTAAATCGATTACATTGTTTAAGTTTCTTACTACTTGATAAACTGAACTATATAATACGTCGTGTGAAAATTCACCGTTAATGATATATTTTGGTAACGCCAATGATGCTAAATTACAAACCGCTTGTTCGGTTGGTGAACTATATTCAATAATCTCAGTACATAAATTTGAAGATTTAATTGTACCTAAATTCTTTTGATTTGATTTATAATTCGCTGGGTCTTTATATAACATATAAGGAGTACCCGTTTCAATTTGTGCAGTTAAGATTGCATCCATTAATTTTCTTGCCTTAACTACCTTTCTACCCAAACCTTGTTGTTCGTAAGATTCATATAAACGAGTAAACGCTTTATCTTCAGGACTATCGTAAGCATCGGATAAACCAGGCGCTTCGTCAGGTGAGAACAATGTCCAATCACCATCTTGTTCAACACGTTGCATAAATAAATCCGGCGTCCACATCGCCAAGAACAAATCTCTCGCTCTCATTTCTTCTTTACCGTGATTTTTTCTTAAATCGATGAAATCATATACATCGGCGTGCCAAGGTTCAAGATAGATTGCAAATGAACCCTTACGTTTACCTCCTTGATTAATCCAACGAGCAACCTCATTGTATGTTTTCATCATAGGTAATAGACCGTCAGATTCTCCACCAGTTCCCTTAATATAAGAACCTTTAGCTCGAACATCGTGTACGTGTAATCCGATACCACCAGCCCACTTAGAAATCTTTGCAACGTCCGCAATTGTATCGAACAATCCGTCAATATCATCACCCTTATTACCAATTAAGAAACAAGAAGACATTTGCGCTCTTTTAGTTCCTGCATTGAATAATGTTGGTGTAGCGTGTGTGTAAAAATGTTGTGATAAATCATCATAAATTCGTAACGCCATTTCAACGTCACCTTTACAAATACCAACCGCAACTCTCATATAAAGATACTGTGGTCTCTCAACAATACGATTACCAATCTTTAATAAGTAAGAACGTTCTAATGTTTTTATACCGAAGTAATCAAAATCCAAATCACGTTCTTGATGTATTGCTCCGTCTAACGCTTCTTTGTTAGACATTACAAAATTATAAATGTTCTCATCAATTAATGAAGATTCTTTACCTGTTTTAGGTTCAATAAAAGAATACAATTCTTTAATTGATTGTGAGAATTTCTTAGGTGTTGTTTTGTGTAAATTAGATACTGCTAATCTACCCGCTAATTTCGCATAGTCAGGGTGTGTGGTTACCATCGACGCAGCAGTTTCAGCGGCTAACACATCTAATTCAGTTGTTGTAATACCATCGTATATACCTTGGGTTACTTTTAATGTAACGTAGGTAGGGTCGATATATTCCATATTTAAATCGTGACAAAGAACACTAATACGTTTAGTGATTTTATCATATCTCATCTCCTCGAGGGAACCGTCTCTCTTTTTTACTTTCATTTTCTCTTTTCTAATTTTAAAAATCTACGTCACCAAATGCGGAATCTAAATCCTCAGATGCGTTATTAACTCCTGCTTTTTGATATTCAGCAACTCTCTTCTCGAAGAAATTTGTTTTACCTTGTAATGCAATGTTCTGCATAAAGTCAAAAGGATTTTCTGAATTGTAAACTTTAGAACAACCTAAAGAAA